GCTTTACACAAAGTTATTGATTATGAATACTATGAACTACAGGATGGAGAAAGACCCGATGTAGTTGCAACCAAATTGTATGGTAACGGTGATTTACACTGGACTCTACTACTAGTCAATGAAATGGAATCATATTTTGACTGGCATAAAGACACTCCAACCTTTGAAGCATATCTAAAGGAAAAATACCCAGGCCAATACCTAACCTTTAGTAATACGTCTGATATGATTGATGAAGATGGGAAGTTCCTATTAGGAGAAGAAATTAAATCTAATACTGGTAACACAGCACATGTCATTAAAGTGGAACCTACATATAATAGAATTGGTGTTGATGGTAGAATAGACTTTATTGGTGGAGACACCATAACAGGTTCAGAAAAAACTGCAACCATTTTAAGTGCAATCAATCAAATTGATGGTATATCATACTACAAGAATGATGAAGGATTACGGTCTAACACTTTTGTAAATGGTTATACTGCAGTAACACTCTGGCAAGACGAGTTCGATAAAAACGATACAAAAAGATTAATAAAAATTATCAGACCACAATACATCCGAAGAGTTGTGCAAGAGTTTGATAAAATAATGAGTTCATAATGGCCCAAGGTAATTTTGTTGAAGGTGGGTTTTCCATCGAAGCATTCACACTAATCAATCAACATGGAGAGTCAGTTGTTATTGATGCTTTGACTGTGGGTGTAACCTTATACGAATCGATATTCTCAAAGTTCTGCTCAGGTCAAGCATCTATTCTTGATGGCTTAGACATATTAAAGAACTACAGATTTACTGGTCAAGAATATATTCGTATATCTATTAAACAGAAAGAAGGATTTGATGAAGAGGCTGCAAAGGAATTTACGATTGACAAGTCATTTAGAGTTTATAAAGTAGAAAACGTTCAGAGACCTAAAGAGAGTACACAAACATTTGTTATGTTCTTCTGTGACCCTAGACAATTTTATGTAAACAAAAAACGATTGAGTAAAACCTTTAGGGGTACAAAGGGTCAAATGCTACAAGATGCATTATTAGATGAAACACATTTCTATCCCGAAGAGTTTGACTTATGGGAAGAGACTACCCCAGCAAACCATCAATTCATTTGTCCTAACTGGACAGTTAATCGATTTATGGATTGGTGTATCACCACCTCTCATTCAGAAAAAAGTGATGGGTGGAGAAACTCTATGTTTTTTTATCAAACACTTAATGGTGGATTTAGATTCGGGTCAATTGATGGAATGTTCCAAAGAGAGTTTCCAGTTGAGTTTTCATTTAAACCAACATCTGCAGATGTGGACACACATGAAAAAGATTTGAATGCTCCAGGCGGTCTTAATAGTAGAATTCTAAGTTACTTCAAACCACAATTGATGGATACTCTTAGTGCTATGATTGGTGGTGCATATGGTGCCTCAATGAAAGTCTATGACCCAGTTAGAAAATTGGAAGAAGATGTGATTTATGATTACAAGGAAACCATGGCAAGAGGAACACATCTTTCTGGCTTCCCACTTATCGTAACAGATGAAGATGAAGTTAGTCTATCTGCTCACAACCAATCAGATGATAGGACATCACCCGATACAATTGAAGTAGATGTAGACCTTGCAATGAATAAAGAATTCAAAACTATCGTAGATTATACTTACACATCAAACCACACATTTGATAATGCAGATTCCATTGCAACAGATGAAGTCTTCCAAGGAATTAAAAACAAAGACAATGCAAAACTAGAGAGAAGAGCATTACTAGAAATTCTTGAACAACATAAGATGATAGTAACCATACCATTGAGAACCGACATCTCTGCTGGAACGGTTATTAAATTAAAAATTCCAGGCGCAGAAACATTGGATGGTAATGTAAGTAGCAATCTAAACGATGACAGGTATTTGATTACGGACATGAGCTTAAATTTCGAACCAGCAGCTGCTTCGGGTATAATGCATTTAGAGTGTGTTAAAGAAAGTTACACAATGGAAATAGCAGATGCGCCGGGCATAGAATCAAGTGACAAAGCAGTGAAGGAGACATAATGGATTATTTTTATGGTATAGTCGAAGACAGACAAGACCCTCTTATGATAGGTAGGGTTCGTGTACGTATACACGGAATACATACCGACAACAAACAGTTAATTGCAACACCCGATTTACCGTGGTGTCAAGTAGTTCTTCCAACCACTGCAGCTGCACTTTCGGGTATAGGAACTCAACACGGACTTATAGAAGGTTCTACAGTATTTGGTTATTTCAGAGATGGTGATTTAAAACAAGACCCTATCATACTGGGAACAACAGCAGGTATCCCTCAAGTGGGATACAAAGAATCTGTTACAGACGAACTTATTAGTAGGGCAACTGATAGAGGGTTCAATGACCCTAGAAAGTTAACCGTAGAAGATTACAATGATACATCCGATGGGCCCAATCCAAAACAGGATGTTAGAAGAGGGTTTGGTTTAACGAGTGCATTAGATACTGCACCCAAAGAACCCAAAACAATTGACATCAAGTATGATGCAACAGGTTCAACCATTGAAGAGACAGAACTAACAGAAGATGATTTGCCTTTCTATCCATTATACACCGACCAATCTGATTTGTCAAGTTTTGCAAGAGGTGTATCTAAAGAGGGTACTCTTTATGAGCATAAACTATCAGACAACTTAGAAGGATTCTTAGATAGTGCAGAAGCACCAGTCTACCCATACAACAAAGTTACAGCAACAGAGTCGGGTCATCTAATTGAAGTTGATGATACTCCAACTGCAGAAAGACTAAACATACATCACAGGTCGGGAACATTCCATGAGATACATCCCGATGGGTCAGAAGTTTCTAGAATAGTAAATGACCACTATCAAGTAGTGTGTAAAAACGAGAGCATTTTCATAGCTGGTAATGCAGACATAATCGTAGAGAAAGGTAATGTAACTATCAATGTGAATACAGGAAATGTACACACAACAGTAGCAGAAGGAAATGTAACAACAGACATATTGAAGGGAGACATGACCACGACAGTATCAGAAGGAAATGTTCTCACAACCGTATCAAAAGGTAATGTCAATCTAGATGTGACCGAAGGTAACGTAGATGCACAGATAGGTGGAACACTAAATGCAGATGTAGTGGGTAATACAACATTCACTTCACCAACTACAAAAATGACTACAAATCTAACAGTTGACGGTACGGTTCATATCACTGGAGCTCAGACTAATAAGAAATCTATAGTTGCAGACGGAGAGATACAAACCCTACAGAATAATAAACCTAAACTTTCAACTCATACCCACAAAACAATATCTATGGATACTGGTCAAGGTACGAATGCTGGTAAAAAGAATGAGTCAGAAAAACCAAGTTAGTAATAAGTAAGCGAGTATAAATAGATATATGTCAGACCAACTAGTAAATAACGGAAAGACCGTTGCAAACAAAAACATACACTCTGATATGGATATCACTATGAGAGCTCATCCAGTCACAGGTGATGTAACCATTAAAACGGATACGGATGCAATACGTAGAGCAGTAAGAAACATTGTTCTAACCAACAAATATGAAAGACCATTTAAACCAAACTTTGGTGGGTCTATCAGAAACATGTTATTCGAATTAGATACCGATAGAAAGGTACGTAGAATGAAAAGAGTCTTAGCAGATACTATAGAGAAGTTCGAACCAAGAGTCTCAAATGTAACTATAAAATTTGATGATGTGGATGACAACAATATGGATGTAACAGTATTCTACAACATTAACGAGGGTGTTCCAAATAACGATTTGACATTCACAGTAACAAGGGCACGATAAGATGGCAACAAACAGTTCACAAATAAATGTAACAGATTTAGATTTTGATTCAATTTCAGATAACCTAAAGGGATATCTAAAAGGTCAGTCTCAATTCAAAGATTATGATTTTGAAGGGTCAAACATGTCAGTCTTGATTGACCTTCTCGCATATGCATCTCACATAGGTGCAATCAATACAAACATAGCAGCTTCGGAATTATTCCTAGACTCTGCACAGATGAGAAAGAATGTAGTATCTCGTGCAAAGGATTTAGGATTCATTCCAGCGTCTGAATCAGCCTCTGAAGCAACAATTGATGTTGCATGTAGTGGAGTTAGAAATGCAAATGGTACTTCTCCAACTACAGCTGAAATGCAACTATTGAGAGGAACAGTTTTTCAGACAGTGTATGATGGAACTAACTACGATTTTGTAGTATCATCAACAGTAAGACCTAGCCAGAATGGAACTACTTACAATTACACGGACGTAAACCTTGTACAAGGAACTTATGCAACAGACATTTTTGTTTTTGATAATCAAATTGCAAATTCAAAGTTTGTACTTAGTAATGCAAGGGTAGACAAATCTAAATTGAGTGTTGTAGTTACAAGTGGTGGTTTATCATCTAACTATGCTTTATCAACAAACATCTCTGCAATTACAACATCGAGTAAAGTATACTATACCCAAGAAAACGAAGAAGGTTATATTGAATTATACTTTGGTGATGGAGTTCTTGGTGCTAATCTCAAAGATGGGGATTCGATTGCAGTGACATACATTGTAGTAGATGAAAACCATGCAGATGGTGCTAACTTATTTACAATGGTGGGTGGTATCAATGGTTTCTCAGATATAAGAACAACTAGAGTTATTCCAGCTACAGGTGGTGCAGAGAAAGAGTCTATAGATTCTATCAAGTTTAAAGCAACGAAGTTCTATACATCTCAAAACAGACTGGTAACACTGAATGACTACAAAGCAAAGGTCAGTGAGTATTATCCGAATGCAGATGCAGTTGCAGTATGGGGTGGTGAAGACAATGACCCACCCGAATATGGTAAAGTGTTTATTGCACTTAAACCTAAGAACGCAGACTACTTATCTGATACAGAGAAGAAGTTAGTTCAAAGCAAACTCAACAAACTAAACATGTTGACTGTTAGACCTACTATCATCGATGCAGACATAGTCAAAATTTTAATCACATGTGTATTCAAGTATAACGAGAATGCAACTCAATATTCTAACGGAGAATTGGTAACACTAGTAACGAGTGCAATTAACACATTCGATAATACTAATCTTGCAAACTTTGATTCAGTGTTCAGACATTCAAATCTTGTTAAGTCTATCGATGAAACAGATGGGTCAATACTATCTAATACATGTAATATCAGATTAAGGAAAGCAACTACTATAAAGACTGGACAAGAGACTGGTT